ATGATCCATGATTTTTCGATAAAAAAACAGGTAAATGATTCTAAGCTGATTACTCAAAAACCGAAAGTTCCAGAGTTAATTATTAAGGCACCTGTTCATATCATACCTGTCATTGCGCCGATCAAAATCGAAGCCAAGCCCACAATATTGAATGAAAAAACCATTCAAAAACCGATTCCTATTGTGCCCATCGATAAACCAGCCGAAAAGCCGGAAAAAACAAAGCACTTGCTATCAGGCGACATAATCCCCGATGAAAAATATGCCGAATATCATAAAAACATTTATGACAAGAAATATTATGAAGCAGTTAAGACAAAAGATGACTTAGTGTTAGGCACATTTGAGACCCCTCCTAAGATCAAATCTTTAACTAAAGATGGTGTAGTATATAGAATGGGCGATTTAATTTCTCTCGAAAGGAAACCTATCATGCCGCATCTTGGCCTTGACATTGGCACTAAAACGATCGTAGCTTCATTTAAGAACAAGAACGGTGATATAAATTATATATCTGAAATTAATGGGTTTTGGCCTTTCGAAAGAGCCACAGCATTTATTGAAAACATGCTTAAAGATCCAACTAAAGTTAGATCCGACGGCACCAGTAGGCCAGCACATTATTTTAAGCATGAAGAATCAAATCAACTAATCGTGCTTGGACGAGATGCTGAAGAATTAGCCTATTCAAAGAATGATACGATGAAAAGACCAATGGCTGAAGGCGGAATTACACCAGATGAAATGTCTATGACGGTGCTGAGCAGCATCATCCATGGGATCTTAGAGACCGCAGAACGCGATGTTGGTAAGTTTGATAATAATTTGACATTGTGTTATTGCACGACAGCACCGGCTTTAAATAAAACAAATAATATTGAATATCACGAAAGAGTTATCGATATCATCCTTAAGAGTTATAACTCACAGAGTGCTATAAAACTTCAAAAGATAAAAGAAAGTCATGCGATAGTTCTAAACCAAAGCCCAGACGGCTCTGGGATCGGCATCAGCTGGGGAGCAGGCACGGTAACGGTGACATATGTTAAGTATGGCTTAGAAGTTTATAGTTTCTGCTGGGTTGGCGCTGGTGACTGGATAGACGAGAATGTAGCGATTAGACATGGCTATGATGCACATGCTATGAAAAGCATGAAAAAGAACAGTAAGGAAACTCCAACCACAGTATCAAAAGTCAAAATGGACATAGATCTTACCCCCGGCATACAGTATGCCGACAGGCTTCAGTTAGATATATCGCTGCACTATGACGTGCTTATTAATCAAGTAGTGTCAGGTATCGTGGCCGGTTTTAAGGAAAATGAGGCGCAGGCAAGAATCGAAAATGGCATTAATGTTTATATGGCTGGCGGCACTAGCAGTCCGAAGGGCTTTGCTGAGCGTGTGGCTTTAATATTCAATAATAATGAATTACCTTTTGTTTTAAATAAAGTATCTGTGGCAGAAAAGCCACTATTTACCGTTGCGGCAGGGTGCTTGACAGCAGCAGAGATGTTCGAATAATGAATATAATTCATGTCGATGGTAGTTTGGTAGCTATTTTAATAAAAGAAACTATATATATCATCGACATGGATAATTTTACGGTCCATGACCAGATTGGTGCACGGCTAGCTATCCAAAACATTGATGACTGGTTATTTAAAAACACCTTATGGGCTCATGGCATTTTTAATTTAAAGCTTTTTGTTAATTTCTTCTTACAAGGACGTGAATCTATAGTAATTAAAGACTTAGGCGTTTTACTGTCAGAATTTATCGCTCACCTTTTTAAAAATGATCAGATCGGCCAATTGTTGAAAATGTATGATGTTGAATTACTAAATTTAGAAACAATTGACAGAGTAGTCTTACCTAATCTTAGAGATAATTTTGAAGCACACCGTCTAAAAAATGGTGAATTAGGTCTCGAATTGTTCCTTAGAAGACTAAGAGACCGAATCGCTATATTAAATCCAAACGAAACCAGAGTCATTGATAGCTTTCTAAGTAGGTTAAAAGAGCAGCATGTCGATATAAAGATGGCTATACCCGATGGCCTTTTAGAACTAGCGAATAATTTTTTATGCACGCAAGATGTTTATACTTCTAACATAAGATACCCCAATATCATCGAATCTTTTGAGAAAATTAAAGCTCCAAAAGGTAAGAGAAATGGATTAGAAACCGTATTATCTTCATAGTATAGGAGATAATATGGAATATCAAGGTTCATCAGATTTTGTTCATCTTCACTCTCACACACTTTATAGCATGCTTGATGGTGTGGCCTCTCCGGCCCAATATGCCGAAGCTTGTTATAAAAGGAAGTACCAAGCGATGGCTATCACCGAACACGGCCATATGGCCAGTGTTCCTGAAGCTTACGCTGCTTTTAAACAATATGGTATCAAATACATCCCTGGGTGCGAAATATACTATAATGATTTTGAACTAAAAAGGCAAGAGCTTTTGGCAAGCGGAATAAATGTCAGATCGCTAGAATGGAGAAAAGAGAATCCAGAGCTAGCAGGAAGAATTATCAGAAATAGACATCTCACAGTAATTTGCAAAAACAAGACCGGATTTGAAAATCTCTTAAAGTTAACAACTCAAGCATATGAGACAGGCCTGTTCGGCGTATCTATTAAACAGTATAATCGCATATGGTTTGAAAAGTTATGTGAATATCGCGAAGGACTTATTATATTATCAGGATGTCTAAATGGACCTATAAGTCATGAATTGCGTACTAAATCGATAGTAAATAAAGCAGGCGATGTCATCAGAGAAATAAGCCGAAAAGAAAGGCTTGAAAACGCTATCGCCAATATAAAAAAATTTAAAGAAGCGTTTGGAGAAGACTACTACATAGAACTACAGATGCCTGGTGTTGAAGGCGACATGTTTGTGTTTCAGACATCTATTATGCTGGCAGACCATTTCAAGATTAAGACCGTGCTGGCTAATGATTCTCATTACATGGAAAGAAAAGATTTTCAAATCCAAAAGATCATGATGGCGATAGCTCAAGACGTAACTGTTGACTCTCCTGATTTATTTCATACAAACAGCGACGAGCAATACTTCAAACAGCGTAGTGAATTATGGAGTAGATATAATGAGACTGAATATTCCAAAGGGTATACGGCTAGAGAATTCGAACTAATGTGTGATCATACTTTAGAAATAGCCGACAAATGCGAAAATATCGAATTTGATACGGATCCAAAAATACCGACCATCGTAGACGCTGATAATGAATTACGGCGCTTGGTCGCATCAAAGCTTATATCGTTAGGACTTCATAAAAATGAACAAAAACACTTGATCGATGGTAGAGAAGTTACCTATCTAGACCAAGCTAAAATCGAATTAAATCGTTTTATAGAAAAAGGTTTCGCCAGCTATTTTCTCATTACTAAGAATATTATAGAGTACGGTAAAGAACAAGGTTGGCCGTTCACTGCTAGAGGTAGCGCTGGAGGCTCCTTAATTTGCTACTTATTAAATATTACATCAGTCGACCCTCTTTCGTGGGGTCTTTCTTTTGATAGATTTCTTGCACCGAGCCGCGGTGGCTATATGCTTAATGTCAAGATGACTAAAGGAGATTAGCTTGCAGAAGTATTTATTACACGCTTTGAACACACATTTAAAAGTCATGCAAAAGCCTACTGAAACATTATGTGTATTCTCGCTTAAATTCATCGATGTTCTTATAGATGACGATAAAGTCAGAGCTGAGAAAGAATCACTAGATTTGTTAATAAATATTCAAAATAATATAATTTCTAGCATTGTCGAAACTATTGACCGCCTAGAGAAAGAAGCTACCGATTCTACTAAAGTACTGGGATCGGCGATGCTTAATACAAGAAAATCTATTTATTCTCATACAATAAATTTAAAATTAGTAGATGTAAGTAATCTAGAAGATAGATATAACAAAGCTATAGTTGAAATCGCTAAAGCGATGAGGTTATTTAATCTTTGTGGTCTTTCTGAAGCAATTAAAATAAATGATGTAAATGGGAACCAGATATGTTAGAGATGCAAATAAATAGATTAGATAATTCCAAGATTAATTCTAAAATCGTCGTTACTTTAATAAAAAATAATGGCAAAAAAATGAAGACCCAACGGCGTGATATCGCTTTTAAATTGAAAATGACTGATGATACCATATATAAGTATCAAGCTATCCTAGTTGGTCTATCTGCGATAAAAGATGTTAATCAATCGATAAGAATCAGCATGTTGGGGTTTGAATCGAATGATTTATATGGTACATCAAACGATAAACAGCTATATTTCGACGAATTAAAAAGACGTATTATCAAAATATGCCAACGTCATAATAATGTATTTTTTGATGCTAATATGATAGCTTTAGATAATGATTATGTCAATATAATTAAAAAGTATTTAGTATCACAATCAGAGTACCATGATACCGGTACAGTCTTAATCGATAAATCTAAGGTTTAATACTATGGCTGTTTGGCACAACACAAGCTTAGATCTTTTTATGTATATTGAGATATAAAATTATGGATCATAAAGGTGAATATGATAAATATGCTTTCATTATAATGGAAGCGCAAACCGATAATATTGTCAACATAGTACGATTAAAGTCGAACGAAGAAAGACTGAAAACCATTAAAAGCATACGTTCTAAAGGGCAATATTTATTTTACGCTATGACGCACCAAGACGAAAAAACCAAGAGGGTCACTATAAAAAGGCCCTTTGTCGTCGATTTTGATTCAGTTCCTTCAGCTGAGGAATCAAAATGTATTGAAAATGATATAAAGAAGCTTAGCTGCAAAAAATGTGGCAAAAGTTTTACTTCTACTTCTGGGCTAACGAACCATCTAAATGCAAAACATTAAATCTTGGGAAGAAATTGTCGAAAAGGCTGGAGAGTTGGTTACCGATAAACCGAAGATTTATAAAGACAGACTAAAATTCGAAATATATGAAATCGAAAAGCAAGGGGCAGAACGCTACTGGTTAGAATTAGTGACTGATGGAACGACTTTCGATGCAAACCCGAATCGTCTATTACTACCATACCTTTTAAATCTAGTTTCTGTCGACCCAATCTCCACAGACCATAGCGGCATCATGACAAGCATATCTGCCAATGATGTTTTAAAATACAAAGACCATAACAATGGTAAAATGCCAACAGGAATCTACAGAGATTCTGACATGCCGGACATCGATATAGATTGCTTGCCTGGGGCCAGAGATCATTTAAAAGAATACGTAATTTCTAAATATGGCCAGAATTCAGAAGATAGTTATGGATCTGTATGTAGCGTTGGCACATGGCAAACTTATAAATTCAAATCTGCAATAATCGATGTCTCTGTGGCTCTTGGAATAATGTCTAGATTTGATGCCGAAAGAACGACCACACAATTACCAGAGCACGCAGATGATTTGCCGGAAAATGGTATATCAGTCTGCAGAGGTAAATATTTAAAGGAAGGTGTCGAGATAGAATGTGGCACTATTCACGGTGATGCTACTTGCCCATCTTGTAAGCAATCCATCACGGATGCTCCGACTATTGGTCAGCTTATTGAAGAACTACCAGTTCTCAAAGAATTCGCGATAAAAAACCCTGAGATCATAGCATCAGCGATCAAACTAGTAGGCAGAATTAGAAACATGGGCATGCACGCCGGTGCTTTACTAATAACAGACAGAGCGTTGTTTGGCAATATACCTATGGCCAAGAGCAGTAATAAGGGCTATTGGGTAAGCATGTGGACAGAAGGTAGAAGCACCCAGCTCTCAAAATTTGGGTATGTGAAATGGGACTGGCTTGGTCTTAAAACCTTAGAATATATATTTAGGTGTTGCGAGATGGTTAAACTTAACCGCGACATCAATTTTGGCGAAAATTTGTCTGGCTGGGAAGACATCGATCCTAAGCAACGTAAAGCCGGCTTTTTTATCGATGCTTCTGGTGTTAAACACATTATCAGCCTCGACGACGAAGGGGCTCTAAAGCTAGCAAATAAGCAGAAATGCGATGGTATTTTTCAGTTCGACACTGAATTAGCCATGTCTTTGCTGGCTCATGGCGTTAGGAATTTCGAAGACTTAATGTTAATCAATGCGATGGGCCACCCAGGGCCAATTGCCGCTCTACCAGAGACAATGGCAAATCGTGACGATCCCACGATGGCATGGAAAAAACGCATGCATCCAGAAGTCTATAATATTCTTAAAGAAACTTATGGACAACTGGTTTATCAAGAGCAATTAACGCAGCTTTGGCAGAGATTAGCTGGATTTACTGCGCCTGAAGCTCAAGAAACGAGGAAGGCCGTTGCTAAGAAATGGACACACAAATTAAGAAGCGTAGAACAGAAATGGGTCGCTGGTGCTTCTAAAACCATCGGCGAAGACGAAGCTCGCACTATTTGGTCCAAAATGGTATCATTCGGTCGTTATGCATTTAATAAATCACATTCTGTAGCTTATTGTTTGGTAACCCTACGATGCTTGTTCCTAAAAGCGCATTTTGCGCCTGAGTTTTGGGCATCTGTCATGAATGATTGCCATCCAGATAAGCTGGTACGTTATATGGGTGTTGCAAGATCAGAAGAATGGAAACCGACAGCAATCACTAAACTCGGTTCGAGCAGATCAGATGATCCATTGCGCTTTGAAGCTATCGACATTAACAATTTATCATTAAAGTTTATAGTAAAAGATAACACGATATTTGTTGGTGTCAGTAGCATAAAAGGCTTTGGCGAAAAAATAGCTGAGTGCTTAATCACTGCACACAAATATATAAACATGGATGATTTTATTTTAAAGACCGGGATAAAATCTAAAACAGTGTTAGAACGGTTAATTAAACTTGGGGCCTTTAGAAATCTTGAAAGACACAATAATAGCAAGGCTTTGTGGGTTTATTATCAAACGAAGTATGGCAATGGGCCAGATGCAAAAGAGACTAAAAGCTTCATCTCCAACCTCATTATTTCTAAACAAGGATGGAATGATGGCTCTATTGCGGCTGAGAGGGAAAGACTCGCCAGTGAATACAGATTGATCTATCCAAAGAAAAAAGTTATACCTAAAAAATTACTTAATTGGAACCCTGAACCGATCATCGATTTTGATGCCGTTCTTGGCGCTATCGGAGATGATTTTAGTTTTGAAGAAAGACTACAATTTCAGAACGATTACTTAGGATATTACATCGACTCGCCTCTAGGATTATTTAGTTGCAGGGGTGATCTAACGATTGCTGCAGCAAAGACCAATGCGAAGTCCGGCCAAGACATCATAGCTATCGAAGGAATAATTGTAAATATAGAATATGCTACATCAAAGAATAATAAACCGTACGCTAAAATATCGACATCAGATGGTATGTTAAAAACCAGTATTATGGTGTGGTCCAAAGAATTGTCGGGGTTAGATAAAACCAAATTGATGATTGGCGCCGGAATTAGAGTGATCGTGGATTATGATGGCGAGCGAAATAGTTTTTCATTACGACGCAATACTTCGATAAACATACTGAAGAGAAAGCCAACTAATGCAACTGCCGACGAAAGACGGGATTAAATGCGACGGCTGCGGGCTTCAGTTTCATGAAGATTTTACTTATTATTCGATAGATTTTAGAAGCGCTAAATCAAAATTTGGGCAACACTTATCATTGAGAGATCTAGACTCAGCACCAATGGTCGACACTTTTGATTATTGCAGTATGTGTTATGAGAAACTCCAAGACAAGATAGTAGAAATAAACCAAAAAACATCTCAGAAAACTGGCTCAAGATATTGTGATCTTTCTGGACAAGATCTGATGCAGTTAAAAACATATTACTATGCTACCATAACTGGAGCTACAGTCAAACAAACAGGTGTACCATTTACTTGTGAACAGTGCGGCCTTCAAGCGCACACCCCGACAACAGTATGTAAGTGCGGGTCGGTTAAATATGTTAGGAAAGCCGACGTACATACTGATAAAAAATTAATAGAAATCTTCATAACACCAGATATATTTAATAGCTTTGCCGTTAGAAGAGAAAAGCATAAACAAGAAGGAAGTAATTGGAATGTTACCAGCTAACCCATATGATTTGCATGAAATACTCTTAAATAACGTCTTAATGCATGCGAGACCGATAGAGTGGAATTCTCACATGGTCGATCAGCATACTAACAAGAGTGCGCTTGGCGATCAAGTAAGAGCCACAAAGGCCGTCCTTACATGTCCTGATTGTGCATCTTTAGTCGAAATATTGGATATGTATGATCTTAATGGTTATTATTATTGCGAATGTTTTAAAGGTTATAAAAAGACTAGAGATCAGCTGCAGACAGACGAAATAAATTATGAAGACCCATTTCAGAATCCATTTTCAGAAGATCTGAATCTAGAATCCTTTCTATACCCACAGATAGCTAGTACACCGGTGAAAACTGGAACCATTAAAGCTGATAAAAAAGTAAAGCCCAAAAAATTATGTAAGGTAGATATCAAAGCTAAGAATAATGATGTCATCGCTAATGAAGATAACATCATGAAATTGGCGAGTGAACCATTCAATGACGAAGATCTATTAGAATAAGCATATGAACTACATTTTAGGGTCAGGCATAGTTGGTCTAACTGCTCGACACATCCTAGGAGCTGATTGGCAAGTAGTTCCATTTTATAAAAGCAGATTTTTTTCGAGCAATCCACCATTAGATGATAACTTCTTGTGTAGACATGAGCGGTTGGACTATATTATTGATAAATTATTGCCAGGTAAAATAGTTAATTCTATATTTTATAAAAGATCTTGGTCGATGAATGGCATATTATCAACGAACGGCGATAAGATAGTTATTAATGATTGGCTCGACAAAGTTTATGGCAATGATGTGCCAGGACAAAGTTTACCTTACTATTTGCAAAAAGACATATTTCAGATTTATAATAATGTCAGGATCAGCGAAATTTACAAGGCACTGTTAGACTTATACTTACCGGTCCTAAAACAGAACGCTACTGCCGGCTTGCCGACTTCAATCAGAGATGGATACATATATTTTGGCGAAGAAAGAAAGCCATATGATAATATAATTAGCACAATCCCAGCCGATGTTTTATATAACCTTACTGGACGTACAAGTTTATTAAAATCTAAGGATATGCATTATGTGCATTTGTTTACCGAGGAATTAGATTTTGAAGGCGCTAATCAAATGATGGTCGCTGATAGAGATATCGAATTTTTTAAAGTATCGAACATAGCTCCAAGTCGATATTTGTTTTATTTTTTAAAAGACATGTTACACCCTGGCATATATATGCAAAATTTTCTTAAGAAATTCGAAATTATAGACGGTACTATGGTTAAACAGGCTTTAACACTAGGAAATACGATAGATATAAGCGTATTCAAGAAAGAGAATATACATCCGATAGGTAGCTATGCTATATGGGACCCTTGCTTGGATGTTGCGAGCTGTTTTTTAAGATTATTAAATACCCTTGACACCGGATTTAAAAAATGATTAAATCGAATGCTATAATAATTCCAGCAAGATTAAAATCGACTAGGCTCAAGAAAAAATTACTTATCGAAGTTAAAGGCAAACCAATTATCCAATACACTATTGAGAATGCTCTAGCGAGTAAGAAGAAAAATCGTATTATTGTAGCGACAGAGGATTTAGATATTAAAAGATTCGTCGATAGTCTCGGATATGATGTCGACTGTGTTCGGACACCCCAATTTAATAACGGCACGGAACGAGTGCGACACATATCAAAAGAATTACTTAATGGTTATGCTAGAGTGGTAAATCTTCAAGCTGATGAGCCATTGTTTAACGCAGATAGTATCGACGCCGTGTTTGGTGAAATAAGCAATGACATTGTCTTGACTAGCGCATACTCCTTTATTAAGAGTGAAGCTGAATATAATGATCCGAATACCGTAAAAGTGGTATTAAACGTATTCGACATGGCGCTATATTTTAGTAGATCATCAATACCACACGGTGGTTTTACTTCAGCATGCAAACATATCGGCATATATGGTTACAAGAGAGACGTACTTGCTGATTTACCAACCAGTAGCAATTATCAAAAATCAGAAAATCTTGAACAATTGTCTTGGTTAGAGAACGGCTACGCTATAAAAATGGTTAGAATCAATTATGAGACAATAGGTATTGACACGCCAGAAAATATCGAAGCTTTTAAGGCTACTCTTGAGAAGTAAGCGTATCGCTGTCCGACGGCATACTTTCAAGATAATAAGCAAATTCATCCTTATTTTCGACCTTGCGAAGATATTCAAACTCGCCCTTCCTTCTTAGATAATTTCCGAACCTCATAATCATCGTCGAAAATGTTTTGAATCTAGAAGGAATATATTGCGAAAGATCGGTTTTTGATAATCTGCAATTATTATCTTTAAATAATTTATAAATGAAATCATTATCGACATCTTTTTCTTTTTTCTTGTCTTCAACAGCGCCGGCTAAATCTTTAATGTCTTGAATTGTGTCCTTTAGGATTTCGCCGGCTTTACCGGTTAGATGTAAAGCATTTTCTGTCGCTAATTCATCTATATTAATATTTAGATCAATGTCGATGATAGTGTACTTAGTCATGGAGGTCCTTTATGAAATGTTTTTTATGTACCAGCGATGCTTTCGATAATTCTCAATTAACAATACAGATGGAAGACGGCAAGAAAGTCGATATCTATCTATGCGAAGTACATTCTGAATCCTCTATTAAACAGCTTAAGGAAGCCTATGTCCAAAAGAAAGTAGATTTAGATAATTTAATAAAACAAGCCAAAGAGCTAGGATATAGTATAGATCTGGACAGTCTCTTGAATCCATCTAGCAGATCTATCCTGACGGCCACGGAGATACACGTAGCACCAGAAGTTTTACAGATTCCTATTAAACCGGCTACCCAGCCTGCTAAAGTACAAATTAGGCAAGAAATAATAACGGAAGACGACGAAAACATGATTCCGACCGAAATTATAGACAAAAAGGTAATGCGGTCAGTCGGTGGTAATACTGAAATGGGTAATGTGTCGGCGCATCAATCTTATGATTTTAATAGTCTCGGAGACAAGCTGCCAGAAAACGCTAGAATTGGTAAAGTAAAAATGGCTATGGTCGAAGGGCGCGGTGGCCAGCCCATCGCCATACCACAGAAGCGGGTTGATGGGCTTGGCGAAACGCATATCATGATAAATAAAGCAGAAAACGATGATAAGTTACAAGCACGATTTAAAAAGATGGCTCAGGAGAGCAAATCAGATAAATTCGCTAACTTCTCCCAGAATGGATATGCAGACACGACTAGACCTTGTCCGATTTGCAGGGGCAGTGGGTTGGTTAGGAACGGTAAAAATGAATCAAGTTGTCCAAAATGCGCTGGCGGTGGTATGATATCTATCTAATAGTATAAGGTCTATTACCCATACCAAAGAATTGGCGGTGTCTTTCACTTACTGGCACCCCTGTTGAATATGAAGTATCACCCTTCTGACTATTTCCCATATCAAAACCAGACGAAGGATTAAACCCTGAAGGCTGTCGCCCAGAATTAAAATAATTCTCGCTGTTTAAGACTTCACGCATTTTTTGCCCTAGAAAGCCTTCATTCAAATTCATCGTGTATATCCTTTACATTTTTCTTGTTAAGGTCGGTCTTGATGATGTCGAATTCAGAAGCTTGTTCTGGCTGCGATACCTCTTTAATACCATCCATATCAGAATTTAATCCTGAGTCCTGCTCTGCCCAAGCATCGCGACCATCTCTTAACTCTTCTAATAATTTGTCTGCTAGATCTAGAGCTTTTGCGATTTCAGAGGAATCAATAGCTTGGGCTGTAAGCTCTTTTTCCATAGCGCTATTAAATGTAGTTGATCCAAAATTCTTATAACTATGCGCCTTATTAAAAGCCTGCAATATGGGCCCTATATAAATTAATTTAGCGTTAAACAATTTGTCTCGATATTTGGAATAAATATCATTATGAATAAATTCTAAGCCATTTACACGCTCTAGATCATTAAGATCATCTTTATCATGACCTTTGAGGCCTAATTGGGCATCTTGATTCAGGTAAATATCAAGTGCTTCTAAAAAAGTCTTTTGTTTCTTATTAAGGCTCATATTCATTCCTCACTTAAATTTTAAATTTGATTGTCATATATTGGTATTTATCTGATGGAAAACGAAGAAAGAATTAGCAGATTCGATCAGGTTACTATTAATACTACCCGTAGAGTAAGTTATCTATCTGCACCTGAGGGTCAACAGCTTAATCCGAATGGTATGTGGATGGTAGCTGCAGCTATAGGAAATGAATTATTATTAACTAAAGAATCAATAGTAATACGGATACCTGCGGCAGATGTTAAGAAAGTATTAGATTATCATAGGACATTTACAAACATCTTAGACTCTTTAGGAAAGTTTAACAATTATGAAAGCAGAAAAGAAAGACCCACCGAAGACCCTCCAAGACCTGATGAAGAGGATTGATAAGGACTTCGGCCCAGGGACAATCATGCGTGGCAGAAGCAGCATAGTTAATGTTAGCATAGTCCCGACTGGAATCCCCTCTATCGACAAGGCATTAGGAGCTGGTGGTGTGCCTATCGGCCGTACTTTGGAAATATTCGGGCCAGAAAGTAGCGGAAAGACAACTACATGCCTACACATCGCCTCTGCATTCCAGAAGCATTATTTCAAGGGTAAGGAACGTGATGGTGTTGTAGCATATATCGATGCTGAACATGCCCTAGATATAGAATGGGCGAGAAGATTAGGAGTCAATACGGAAACACTTTGTATTTCTCAACCAGATAGTGGTGAAGATGCGTTTCGACTTATAGAAGTGTTGGTAGAGTCTGGCCAAGTTGATCTAGTCGTGGTTGATTCCGTGGCTGCACTTATACCTAAGGCTATATTAGAAGAGGATATCGGTAAAGCCACCATGGGTGCTCTAGCCCAACTCATGTCTAAAGCATTAAGCAAATTAAAGGGCAAATGCAATAATAGCGGCACCACTTTAGTATTCGTTAATCAGCTTAGAGAGAAGGTCGGTATGGTTTTTGGAAACCCAGAAGTGACACCTGGCGGCCGTGCACTTAAATATTATGCTTCGGTGAGAGCAGAAATCAAACGCAGCACCGCTATAAAATCTTCTGATGACACTGTTATCGGACATCACACTACTATGAAAATAGTTAAAAACAAAGTCGCAGCTCCTTTTAGAGTCGCTGAGTTCGACATATTCTATGGCACAAAATCATACCCGATTGCAGGTATTGATGCAGTTTCGTCCCTTTTAGATGTCGGCCTTGATGTCGGCGTTATATCTAAGAGCGGATCATTCTTTAATTATGATGGTAAAAGTTTGGGCAATGGTGCTCAAAACGCTTCTAAAGCCTTAAGGAATGATGACGTTCTGTTTAAAAAGATAAAAGATGAAATATACTTAAAGGCCTTCGGCCCTGATTTCGGCCAAGTAAAGGTCGATGATGATTTAGAAGACAAATACCTTGATGATGAGGAAGACCCAAATGGCAAATAGTCCAAAGTATGATGTAAATGACATAGTTTATTTTAAAGCCTCTGCTGCTAGAGGCTTTATAGAACCGGTAAAAATAGGTATCGTTGCAAAAATCGATACTACTTGGGTGTATGGTCTAAAATATAAGACCGCTGAGCCTAGCGCGCCTAGAGTTTTTGGCGACAGAATAAACTTCGGAAACCTTGGGGCCCAACAGGTATACTACACTGAGGACGAATTCCAAACGTATTGTGAAGCTTTAGGGGTCGCTGAAAAATACTTGACTGGCCAATTAACAGCGATTCAAACACTTATCGCCGCAAGTTGCGGAGTCACGGGCTGATAAATGACACAAATCGTTTCTTATGATGCTGGCAACATAAATGATAATGAAGATGAAAAACCATTTGGAAAATACCAAGAAGAAGCGATAATTTCATTAGCTCTTGATCACCCAGAATTCTTCTCCAACGTCGGAAGATACCTTAAGCCAGACATGTTTGGTCGAACCGAATGCAAGTATGTTATGGCTGTTCTTCTTAATTATTACGAAAAATTTAACATTATCCCCACTAGGCCACTGCTTAGAGATATAGTCGAAAAACAATTAACGTCTGATCAGCCTTTTGAGATAGTGTTCAAATTACTTGATAGGAAATCAGACCCCAGAGAAGTTCCGATCATCAAAGACACTTTAATGAAGTGGGCCAAAAATCGAGCATATGGTTTAATTTATAGCGAAGAAGCTATACAAGCTTATGAATCAGGTCGTTTTGAAGAATTAGAGAAAATAGTCTCAGAGGCAAATAAGGTAACAGACATAGGTGAAGGTGGCTTTTGGCTGCTAGAACAGTTTGAAAAATTATTCCAATCAGACGCCATAGATCATAGAACTACGGGATTTCCGAGACTTGATCGAATCCTTAATAATGGCGGACCATCACCAAAAGAAGTGTTATGTTGGTTAGCGCCGACAAACACCGGTAAATCGATATTGTTGGTTAATAATGCGATTTCATCTCTTAAAGGCGCTAATAATGATGGGACAAATGGTCAGGACGTACTCCTTGTTACCTTTGAGCTAGACACTATTAAAACCGCTCTAAGATGCCTTTCGGCTACGACAGGTATACCTCAAGATCAAGTAGCTAATAATCAAGATTACATTAGAAGAGTCATTAACACTATCAAAGACACCTATAATAAAAAGCTATTAATATATGAATTTCCCCCTGACGAATGTAGCGTGGATCATATATATGCTTTAATAGATAATCTTAAACGAAAAGAAGGATGGCGACCAGACGTTGTTGTGGTTGATTATCTTGATTTAATGGTCAGTCGTAATGCAGCATATAACAAGGATGATTATACCAGACAGAAGCATATCGCTACTGAGCTACGTGGTTTAGCTAAAAACGAAAACGTATTAGTCTTTACTGCTACCCAAACCAATCGTAGCGGTGGGGAAGGGTCGGAACCAATCGATCTATCAAAAACCGCCGAAAGCTATGGTAAGCAATTTGCACTTGACTATGTAATTAGTTTAAACCAATCTATCGAGGATAAGTTGGAAAAACCGCCTAGGATTAGGTTTTATGTCGCTAAAAATAGAAATGGTCCTAAAAATGAATTAATCACCTGTGAGATTAATTATGACACTATGGTAGTTAAGGAGATGGCCTGATGAAGATGCGCATCATAATTGATGTCAATGTTTCGAAAACATTGGCGCAAACGATGGAAAGGAATGGCTTTAATGTTATTCCAGAGGGAACTGGGTTAGGGATAAGAATTCCAAATAGTCCTGCGATCACCAAGAGCAAAAGCAAAATAACGTTTACAGAGATTTTTACAGAGATTACAGATGAACCAAGTACAAAGGAGATAAGATGATACCGAAGACTGCTAAGCTAATAAAAGAAGAAACCGCATCAAACACCAAGGCCAACGTCGATGAGCCTAAAGTATGCTCAAAAGCCAAGAAATGCTGCGATAGCGAGCCAGAAAATTACCAAGAAATAGAAATACGTGAAATCAAATGCCTTAATGATTTCGTTGCTATATTGAGATTCGAAGAAGAATCGGTAATCGAAATACCCGATCATCAACGTCTTAAAAATGAAGGTATGGTTATTGGCGTTGGGCCTGGTGTCCCTCCAACTATAAATGCACAAGTTATAATAGGCGATGTTGTAGCTTTTATGCCGCGTAATATAATCACCGAGATTAAAGGTACAAAATACCCCTACGAAGGCAAGACTATTACCATCGTTTCAGAACGCAATATTATTATGACATTAGATCCAATCATCCACAGGTTCGTATAATGCCAGAATACATTTATAGATGCGTTCCATGTGAAGAAAAGCTAGCTGAAGATAATTCTAGTGTCGATGCTGATACGTATGATGCTCAAGTTCTTTTTGAGACAAGTCATAGCATGTCAGCTGCTGGTAAAGAATTATCTGAAGCCCTAAAATGTCCACGCTGCGGCGCATCAAGGGCAGAAAGGTTCTATGGTTATGATAATATCATATCATATGTCAGAGGCAATGGTTATTTAGATCGCGCTGGCGCTAGAAGAGACATGCATAAGCATACATTAGTTAATAATGACCCATACGGTCATATGCGCCAGCCAGGAGAAGTCGAAGATTTAAAGATCAAGCTAGACCAAGCAGGAAAACACGACCCGAAACCTAGGCATTTCGTAATGGGCGCAAAAACGACATAATGTATTGATTCATTATGAAGCCAATTCTATTCGCTATCAAAAGAGGAAGACAAGTCGCATATCCAGCCATCATAGGTATTAAACGCGACCAAAAGATTTACAAGCAAATCCTTTTTGATAATAGCAACGCAAAATCTATAAGCGATATAAGGATTGACCAGTCCAAGATAAAAGCATTATTCGACCATGCGGTTAGCACCAGATGCGCGATAGTCACCAACGATCGCGCATCACTGATCGCCGCTATGGGTTATAACAATAGAGCTATCGCCGACAACATCTTCGATCATAACGAAATAATTCATGAAACAAGTGCCCTCGATGAATTTTTAGCATCAACAGATGCTTCCGTTCAAGAACCATATAAAAAGCTATTGTTTGACGCTGGGTGCGTTTATGATAAACTCTCTGACTTGCCAATTTATGTAAATTACACTCCTCTTAAGTCATCTTGGTCACATGACACATTTACTGGCAGGAGCAAGTGCACAGGTTTTAATATTCAAGGCTATAACATGCCTGATTTTATCACAAGGGACGGGATCTTCGAAGATAAAGTATTACTGCATTTCGACTGGATCTGCGCTGATCTAAGAATAGCATCAGTTGTATCAGGAGATGATGAATTAGAATCAGCTTTTAGGCATGGTGATCCATACGAGTATCTTTTTGATCGCGCAGGGGACATGTTTACTGATCGCAAGGATAGCAAAATAGCTCTACTTAAGGCAATAAATTCTCTGAATTTTGATAGTAGCATATTTGATATATGCTATGGAGATCTTAGAACTTGGCTTATAGAGTGCGCCCATAAGCTTACTGAGAGTGAACCCTTGGAGACATTGCTGGGCCGTAAATTTATTATCCCAAAGGAAAAGACCATATTATCAGGTATTAATGGTGTTCTGCAAGGATCTATAGCCCATGCTATGCAGAACACCATTACGAAAGTTAATGCTTTATTTCCAAGACATATTATATGTGACATCCATGATTCTCTAGTAATGTCTTGTGAAAACGACCGAAGTAGCATACAATATATGATAAATAGTGTAAAATCGATAATGTCGAAACCGCTTGAAGGGCTGATAGATAGGGATATATATTTTCCGTTAAGATACGGCATTGGCAAGAAATGGCGAGAATATAAATATAGTAATATACAGAGGGAACATGAACAACAAGAAACTGCAGAAGATACGTCAGAGGGCTAAAGAAAAGTCTCTTTTACGAGCAAAACGCAAGATCGAAGCGGAGCGTCGATTTCAAGAAGGGCGCAAAGAACATATAAGAAAAACGATCAGGAATAGTATCGTCAATGAGATCACCAATAAATCATTTAGTAAAAGTAATTGGTCTGGAGATAAATCATCTAATAATGATGATGTATTATCAAAGCATAGGACGGTAGGTTTTAACAAGGAATTATTCAACGATGGAAAACGAGAACCGTGATTGGGTACTGGCAAATGTACCCCGCGAGCTTATTAATTCATCATTGTTTAAATTCAATGTGAAGCTACAAGTCATAGAAAGGCTAGATGACAGCAACAAGCCAGTCTATAAAGTGATCACTGTCGACATGTTGGCAAATGTCGACATCGATTATGAGACTCTCGAAGAGAATATCTGTGATATTCCAGCCCAATTCGCTTTCTGGTCTGCTGTGTATTCAGAAGTTAGATTGGGTGTGGCGATTGCTGAACGTAAACTCAAAGTAAGGAGGGCAGAAGCGACAAAAGCGGTTCTGGAAGAAGCCAGGACAAATAATGTAAAATTGACTGTTGATCAGATTAAAAGTATCGTTGAAGCCGATACATTATTAACCAAAGCTGAGATCTCGTATAGTGAAATACAGATGAAAGCCGGTAAGCTGTATAACATGGTCGAAGCTATAAAAATGAAAGCCGAATTGGCAAGAACACTGGCTGGTTTTAAAAAATTAGAAAGATAAGGTGCAATATGGCATATGATATTGATGCAATGCGCAAAAAGTTAAATCAGATGACTGGTAAGCAAATGGATGCGGATGAATTCCGCCCCAAAAAGAACGAAAGCACGACAGAACCTATTAAGTATAGATTCTATGTCTTGCCACCACTTCTTGAGGGTGATGCGCTTAAGAGCGGTGTGGTGAAAAAACCAATGGATTTGTTTTATATTAAACACGGTTCCCATTGGATCAACAACCGACCTCACCCATGTCCAAGAGCAGCAGGATCGGCTGAAAAATGCCCAGTCTGCCAGTTCGGGTTTGATCAAATGCGTGATGAAAAAGACGAGGACAAGCGACGAAAAATCCGATCTGATTGGATGCCTTCTGAGAATTATCTTGTCAACGTTTACTTCACCAACTGGAAAGGTAATCCAGAAGAACTAAGAGGCAAAGTAAAATTCTTCAATGCCACTTCTACCTGTTTTAAGCTATGGTCACAGGCATTAGAACGTGAAGATTGTGGCGATCCTGACGAACCAGAAGCATTTGGTGCTTTCTTCGACGAAAACAATGGTAGTCTATTCGAATTATCTGTCCTTAAACAAGGCAAGAATAATAGTTATGCTACTAGCGCTTTCAGAAAAGAAAAATCTGGGCCGATGGTTGTCGATGCCGATGGTAAGCCAAATCCAAAGGGGTTAGCAGCTCTTCTAAAGCTGAGAGTCAATCTTTGGGAAAAAGTCCAGATGCCTGACGCTGATGCTCTAAAATCACTCCTCAATAGTGTTATCAATGGTGATGAATATACCCCTCCTAGCAACAACAAAGCAGATACCAGTTTTGATGTTGATGAGTTGGAAGGTAAGGCACCAGCGAAGCCAACACTAGCGAAGGGTGCAGGGGAAAAAATAAGTAAACCCAGCAGTGCGACTTCCGATACGGAAATCGATAATCTGCTTGGGCAGCTTAATGACGATTAAGAGGTCCGACAATGGCTATCGGTGTACATTTTGTACGTTTGGGTTTATTCACAGTTGATATCAACGGCGCTAGGATCGACAAAAGCGGTCTTGGCGCCTCTATCAATACCATGAAATCTACTAGTATGGAATTTCTGGTTATCCCTGACGCAGCTGTTCCTAATTCGTCTGGTTATCCTACGATGAAGGAATTTATAAAGCTAGAAGCAGACGATAACTTCGTAGTAAGTCACATCGACCAATCAATTATAATCACATATAATCAGTCACAAGTTAATTCCGCTTGATGTAAGTAATTAAGAATTAATTCCGTATTATTTCATTGGTGACACCGATGGCGGAATTATTATATCATTTATTTAATCACGGACATCACCGAAAAGGCTAGTGCTAAATGTCAGAAGAAGTGACCAAAAAACCAGATAGGTCGAGAATAGGTAAATCTAATGTTAGAAAGGGTAAGACATTAGAAAGAAGAGTAGCTCACCTTTTAACTGACTGGACAGGGGTCGAGTTCAGAAGGCGAAGAGTCGAAGGTCGAGACGCCACAGTGGTTGAGCGTGAATCGACTGCTGATGTTATACCTGTAAAAGGGATGGTACATTGCTCCATCGAGGCCAAATCTGGTCATGGCTTTAGTCTTGATGCACTGTTAAGTAGCCATGAAACTACAATTTTTACGAGTTGGTGGCACCAAGCAACATATGATTGCACGATTTTAGAAACAGTATTTAAACGCTTATTTTTTCCGATGCTTTTCTTTAAGCCGCACGCGAATTTTGATTGGGTCGCTGTTGACCAGCGATTATTCCTATATAACATCTTAAAGCCAAGTGTCACCGCAGCTGCAAATTATGCAAAAGCAATCGAAGTCAATCAACCGATATGGTTTCCGAGTATTTCATATGGGTATTACCATATAGCGCCTAAAATATCCTTAAACGTTAGTCATTCTAAGAACAATAAAGTATTCGAATCTCTGCAGCTGCCATCTTTGTTTTTTTGCAGATGGAAAGACTTTGCTGCAAACATAGACCCCACTTCATTTTTCGTGGAAACATAATGTAGGAGATGCACTATGGGCTGCTGCGGAAATAAAACCAGAGTTATACCGATTAATAATATTGAGAGAGTGTCTGCAGCTAAACATAAACCAGTTATTGATCGTATAAATGTTAGACAAACACCACCGAAATACCCAACTAAAATCGATAGGCATAGGGTGTAATTATGGGATGTGGATGCGGATCTAGCGGTGTACAAAGGTCACAACCAGTGACTGAACAAGTTCGGCCACAAGCTGCCGAACAAGCCAGACCGCAGAAAGTCATACAAATCAGAAGTGCTTCTCGGCCAGAAATTGCGCCGATAGCATCAGCAGCAGCTCCAAACATTATAAAGTGCCCTAAATGCGATAGCCATACAATTCGTGTAAATATTTCTGGACGTCAAAGAATACAATGTTCTAACAGCAACTGCAGGAAAATCCTATCGTGATAGCAGATATAATTAGCTTAGCACTTATAAGTGTGGCTGCCGAAAGAATAACCGAGATATTAGTAGCCAGTAAATTAGTCCAGCCTTTTAGGGACATATTAAGAGATAAAAACATAAACAGTATGTCTAATTATGGTTTATGGTGGTTTTTAGACAGTGTATTTCAGTGTGGTTATTGTATGTCAGTCTGGGTAAGCATTTCATTGTCTTGGCTGACACCAGCTTTAATCAATGACAATTTTTATATAAATTATATATTAATGATATTTGTGGTTCATGGTTTTGCTAATTTTTATCATGTTTTTTTTGAATATGCTAGAAGAGGTCGAGCTAAATATTTTGAAGTTAATCTTGGGTACAAAAGGGTCAATGAAGATGGATGAAATAGAACAATTAAAGAGTAGAGAAGAAAATCGGCTATCGCCCGAAGTCCTCAGGCCAACGGTGGTTAGAACTATCGATGATATTAAAATTATATTATCAGAAATAGACCCAACAAGAGCAACAGCTAGTAAAGAATTAGATATAGTAACGCTAATGGACGTACCAAATGGTATGCCTAACCAACGCTACCAAGTAACAGCTAAAACAAGATCTAAGACTAAACGCGAATATCTCATAGAAGGCATGGAGATAGTTAAAAAGACTATCGAATTTTCTAAAGAAGAACCGATATCAACAATGGTTAACGGTATCGAAGTAAAGCCTGCAAGGATGCTTGATCGCACTACCATGAGAGCTTGGGTAGATAATTTGATCAGTCATTGGTTAGGGGCAGCAAGAGAAGGTCTTTTGATAACTTGGAAATTAGAAGACGGTTATCAATACAACTATGAGATTTATGGCCACAAACTCACCAGAACCAAAATCGCGTGAAGTGGTTTTACCACCACTCATACAGTATCGTGATCTTGCTAATTATGTCCCAGCTTACGGTGACTTCTTAGTATGGTCGGGCTGGCTTTCAACTTGGTGCGGTGTGGTCACTAATTATAATAAAGAAACTAAAGACTTGTCGATTATTTTTAATAGCGTACCTTTTGTCCTTTTTACTCTATCTCCTTCTGAACAGGAGAAAGAAACCAAAGTCATTAAACTAGAGGCTATAAAAAATGCGCCGAAAGGGAAGTACGCCGTCCAACAAAGAGATTATTCCTCAAGTGCGGCCATCTGGTATATCTAACCAGCCTAACGCTACAGCACCGATGCCAAAACCGCCAGCGGTTCTAAGGTATCCGGAAATGCTTGGCGAAGACTACTTACCAGCCATTAAAGATACTTTGGCTTACGTTATAAAGCCATATGCTTTAGAAGGCTTATCGGTTATAATATCAAAAGACGAAAAATCTGACAATATTATGATATTATTTGCCGATTGGTTTGGAAATAAATTAGACTTATTAGAAAAAACGAATAAATTAGTGATAATGGCAGACGCATTCTTAGCTAACAATGTGCAAATTCTAATAAATTTCATGAAAATGATAAAAGTAAAACAAGCACAATACTTTTTCTCAGGTACAACTTATGAAGAAATGATACTGGTCGATATGCAGACCTCTATAAATAAAATGTGCGGACCAGGGATGATTAGAGATTTATTCAGCAAGATAATGAAGACGCAAGAAGTTTTAAAAGTAGAACCGATCGATGAGAGGGCTATAAGCGCTATAAACACCGGCAATGGTATCTATGAAGGAGATATCATTTTAAAACCTTCTAGATTTAGACAATACCATAATCTAGAAAAGGGGCTTTATACTCCGTTATATGTGAAAATAACCAGATGAAACTATTTGTAAATAATCACCAAGATATCCAAAAATTAACAGATGCTCAGGGCAAAGTTGTTCAGGTACGACCAAATCAAAAAATCCTGTTGCCAGATTATTTTGATAAATACGTCACATCTGGGCATTTAGTTCACGCTAGAGCGCCTACATCAGGAACTCGCAGCGCCGCTAGCCACACTAAAAACAGACAGTCAAACAGCCTATTAGAACGAAGAAACAAAAAAACCGAAACTAACATAATAAACCCCGAAAACAATCCATCGATACCAACGACTAAAAATAATCGCCAAAATATGCAAAGAGCCGAAATCCAAAGGCCGCAAGTACGCAGCCAAAGGCAGAATGCTGTCAGGCAAAAGAAAATACACACGTCGCCAAGGCAGGTCGATAGCCAAAATAAATTTAAAGGTAAATCTATACCCAATCCAAGGGAGCAACATATTTATGATCAATCAGACAATCTGTCTGGAATTATAAACATCAGTAATGATATCGGAGTCGGAATACTATCATATAATAGACAGCAAAGCTTAAAAAGACTAGTTGATTCTATTATAAAAAACACTAATTTATCGAAGACCACTATCTTCATAAGCGATGATGGTAGCACAGAACCGGAAACAATAAGTTATCTAAGCAAATTAGCAGCGACGAACCGATTTTGTATCATCATGAATGATAAGAATTTAGGAATAGCCGGCAATAGCAATCGACTTTTGCAATGTCTCCAAAGATTTAAATACGGCATTATTTTAAATGATGATGTTGAAATCACCAGTTCTGGCTGGGAATATTTCTATCCTGACGCCATGCAAATTACTCAATTTAAGCATTTCATATATAGAGAAAAAAACATATACGGCGCCACCATAGGCGACCCATATAATGTCAAAGGCATAAATCTTTTAAAAAGCGACAATCAACCACAGGGTGCTGTTCTTGCATATGAGACATCTGCAGTAGAGAAGATCGGATTCTTCAACGAGGCTTATGGGCAGTATGGCATGGAGCATGTTGATTGGTCGACTAAGTTTAATGATTTTAGTCTACACGATGTTAATGGATTTTTTGATGTCTATGGTTCGAGTCGTTATTTCTTATTACATAATGAAAAATCATCTGTACCAGAAAGAAGCGAAAAATTGCAATTCGCTAGAAATCTTTTCAGAAATCGAGAAATAAAGAAGTATAATCACTCTGAAGATTCTAAAACCGATTCTATTAGCGTTGTAATACCTTATAGGTCACAAGACCGATCAGCATCAGTTATTACCGTTATAGATAGTATAAAAGGACAATTATTCCCAACGATCAATATAATATTATCAGAGCACGATCATAAAGCCACCATTGATACGACTGCTATTTTACCATCGATATGTCTCCATATTCACGCAGAATCTGAAGAACCATTTAATAAATCAAAAGCTTTCAATGGTGGTGTCGACATAGCAAAAGATGATTATCTTATATTGCATGACGCTGACATGCTAGTACCAAATTATTATGTGTCAGAAGTCTATAAGACTTTATTATTTAACAGTAGTTGCCATCTAGGGAAAGATGTGAGTTACTATGATAATAATGACACAGACATAATCAATCGTGAAAAGCGTGTGTTCAAGCCGCAGAATTTTGAGCGTTACGTATCATACTTTGAAGGTGGATCATTAGCATGTACCAAAAAATATTACAGCGAAATAGGTGGTTTTTATGAGGCCTATTCAGGATATGGCTGCGAAGATTGCGACTTTTATGCTAGATTAATCGCTGGTGGAAATTTTAAAGATGATCGTCGCATATCGCTTTACCATTTAAACCATCCAAGAAGCGATAAATGGCAAAAATTTCACGACCAAAATGTAAAGCTAGAGACTACGCTTAAAACATTATCAAATATTGCAAGAATCGCTGATGCTAAAAATTTATTAATACGAAAAGGATATAAAACAATATGAGAATTCTAATGGTACGCCGAGTTAGCGGGGCATTTGGGTATATCACAGATGGTATGGTCAATGCTTTGCGATCTAAGGGGCATGAAGTTAAGCGATTCGATGGCGAAATGAGCACTTGGAACGAGTTCGATCCTGATATCTATATTGGATGTTCAGGCCACAGAGAAAGTATTCCCATCGAAGGGCGAAGAGCTAAAGTTGCTATACATGTTAACCCTTATGGCCCTGTTTCGATACCTGGCGGAATTAATGAAAGCCAAGACAGCGTTGATTGGGTTAAAAAGCAAAAACCAGATGTGGTCTTTGGTTATGGTTTCGATGAAGATGCTATACTTTGGAGCTATTGGCATCAAAGGGCTAACACACGTTGGATACCAATGCCCACCGCAGCAGATGCTACTATATTCTCAGATTTAGGCCAAGATAGAAGAAACCAAATCATTTACCTCGGTGGAAGATGGACATATAAAGCAAAGACTATCGATTCGTACCTTCTACCAGTGTTAAATTCTTTTAGGGGAAAGTGGAAGTTATATGGCTGGGGCGAATGGCCAGAAGGAATGTCATCGGGTGAACTGCCGCAACATGAAGCAAATGAGTTTTATAACACCGGAAAAGTAGCTCCATGTATTTCAGAAATTCATACTCATACACATAATATAGATATACCAGAACGAGTTTTTAAAGCTTGCTTGGCTGGTTGCTTGCCGATCCACGACACCGTTCCGGTATTATCAAGAGTTATACCAGGCCTCCCAGTCGCAAAAGATCCAAATGACTTTCTTGCACTGCACGCGCATTATCTTGCTCCTATAACAGAAAAAGAACTTAAAGAAAAAAGCGCAAGATTAAGAGATTGTGTGGCTAAAAACCACACATACCACCAAAGAATGCACAGACTATTGCACGGATTGGGTTTTCCAGCAGAGGCAAATGATATAATAATATAATATGGCGCTCTTAACTGATAAATTTTTGTTTTTACACATACCAAAAACTGGTGGTTCATATATAAGAAAAGTCATCGATCTTATACATATAAAATGGGTTGAAAAAAGCCACCACCATAGCTGTTTCCCTGGATTGTTAGATCATTTATCATCGAATGATCTCTTAGGAAAAACCGTTATCTGCTTTATCAGGCATCCATTAACTTGGTATCAATCACGCTGGGCTTTTAGATTGTCGCACCAAAGTGGTTGGCAAGGTAATGGTCTTGACCTAGCATGTGGGTCTAATGATTTTAACATGTTCGTTAACAATTGTATAGATTATACCGGTAGCGATAAGGGTTGGGCATCGTATAAAATGACTAAATTTATCGATAATATACCAAGCGGATTAAAGACCTTTATCGGCAAGCAAGAGAATCTTCGTAATGATCTTATATCGGCTCTGATAGAATGCGGAGCGGTTATAGCTGAAACCGAACTGCCGCTATCGCCAAAATTTAACATGTCCTTGAATGATGGTAAACAGTCCCACATTATAGCCAAATACGACATAAAGACATATGAGCGTGTAATGCAGTTTGATGGCGAATTTATGAATAAATACTATAAAGATTATAACGTTGACCATAAAATCCTTTTTTGAGTCCGGTAGCACCTGAGCTCGGTCGATGGTATGTAACCATGGCTGGACGAATAGGAGCATCCGTGAATAAACCCATATACAGTATAATAACGTGTGTTTCTAATTTTGACATTTATAATGAATGCGTTGTAAATTCATTTTATAATAGCAAGATCAACAAAGAACACTATGAACTAATACCAATAGACAATAGAATGTCGATATATACAGCACCACAAGCCCTTAATTATGGTCTAATTATTGCTAAATCTGACTTAATTATATGCTGCCATCAGGATATTTCATTCCTGCCAGGATTCTTCGATGAGGTAGAAAAATCGGTAAAAAAAGCTGGAGGCGATTGGGGAATAATTGGTAGTTCAGGCCGATCAATAGAAATAGATGAAGTTAGTAAGAAACCAGATTGGGTAGGTGTGGTATACAATGGTCACCCAAATCAGCTTGGAGATGATTTTGACAATAAACTTATTAAATGCTGGGATGGTAAAAAAGAAATGAAAGAAGTGCATTGTGTCGATGAATGCTTATTCATGATAAATAAGCGACACAATATCACATTTAATCCTGAGATAAATGGTTTTCATTTTTACGGAGCTGATTTAGCGCTCTCTATGAGATCAGCTGGGCACAAAGTATATGCCACATATCTTCCAAGCATTCACCATGGTGCTTATTCAGGCAGCCTTAAAGCGAAGGATGATTATTGGCCTTTGTTTAGAAAACTACTTAACATGTGGTCTACAATTTTTCCAGAATGCTATGGCACTCATTTCCACTGGACCACGTCCGAAGTAGGCATGGAAATAGCATCTTACATCTCAATAGAATCTGATACCGAGAGTTTTAGAGCTTCAACGACCAACATAAAAATAAGAGAAAATAGAAAATGATCGATTTGTTTATTAACTGTCATACTGCAGGTTATGATTGTCTTGATGATAGCATATTTGAACATAAATCGATTAACGCCAAGAGAATCGCCTGTGGCATGACCAGGCCGCCAAAATATGATTTATCTGAAGTATCAGATTTTTTTCCAACCTATGCTTCCTTAAATTCATCGATTTTTGAAAGTTCTATAATATTGACAATCTGGGAACATATAGAAAATATTAGCGATAATGAATATATTGGTTTTTTACATACAGATATCGAACCTTACTTTACGAAAGATGAATTATGGGCTAAGATTATCGACTCTTTATCGCCAAATGATGTAGCTTTAGGTGTTTCATTTCCAGCAGAGTACAAAATCACTCAATGCGGTGAGTGGGACTTAAAAAATGATTTTGTCCTTAGACCATCATTAGACCCAATGGTGCGCAATAAATTCGACTTAGAGAGATCGATTTGGGATACTATTAAGAGACTTGATCGTCCAATCTATGAGTTTGCAATGTCTAAAAATCCGCCAATGATTTACTCGCATATGTTTATAACCACTAGAGAGATTTTTAATAAACTTGGGATGAGAATGCGTAATATGTTAGATAGATTATTAGCATCAGAAATGGGTCTTTGGACACCGCATTTATTCGAACGTCTTGTAGGACTTTACCTATCCGAAATATGCAGTGTAAAAAATGTCGCTGCATTTATACATCATGCGGGATCTAGTCCTACTAAACCGGGCGCTTTAAATCTTTATGGGACTGCAGGATATAAATATTATAAAACTTCAAGAAAGATTTTTGTTTAAATATTTATCAATTACAAGAGCGAAAGTCGCTTCAATATATTCAAACCATTCTGACGGTATATCGCTAAAATTGCTCATGCTATCGTTAAGCCCTGCCTTCATTGTGATAAATATCGTATTTTCTTTTATGTTTAGAACTATAGGCGTTAAATTAAGATTTAAGTCATTGGTTTTACTTTTAAAATTAATATCTGTGGCTATATTACCGATATCGACAGCTCTAACAAGAATACTTGATAATTGGCTTGATATGCGATATTTTTTGGTGATATCTGTAGTCGGCATTTTAGAATTTCTTCTTTAAAGTAGCTCCGGGGAAGTTTTTAGTAACATCTTGAGATATCTTTTTACCTTCGTCGCTTATCTTTTTTCTTACTTCTTTTAGCTGGCTTTTCGATACACCATCGGTGTTAGAAAGCATCGCCACCCAACCGCTAGGCTGTAATGCCAACATTGTTTTAGCTGTGTCTTGGGTGCTCTGCGCCAGAGATTTTAAATCAGTCTTTAATAGATATCTAGGCTCGATAGCATAAAGAGCTGATGTGATAATGCTTGGTGCATATGTTTTTAGCTCGGTCATGGATTTTTTTAAATCTTTGTACTTATTTGCGTTTTTCTTGTCGGAATCTAATATTTTTAAAAAGCCTGAGATAAAGTCATCACTAATTGTCGACCACGTATCAGAGCTAGGTTGCTTGAAATATGATCTCAATAGTTTAGCTGGCTCAGAGTCTTTATATCGGTCATCATTAAAAAGTATATCGATTAGCTGGCCAAATATCTGGCTGATATTTAAGACAGGAGTGCCGCCGCTAGAGATACTACCAGCAGCTTCATAAATATTTAATAATTTCATTTTATTCTGCCTCTAAATCATAATCGGCTTTAACCATCATTTCGATTAATTGCTTAATCTCTATTTTATTTTTCCATCCCAATAATGATTCTGCTTTTGCTGGATTGCCAAGCAGAAGATCAACTTCAGCTGGTCGATAAAGAGCGCTGTCTAAGCACACATAATCTTCATAGCATAAGTCTACACATTCAAAAGCTAGCCTTACCAGCTCCCTAACAGACGTCGTGGTGCCTGTAGCGATCACATAGTCGTCTGGTTTATCTTGTTGAAGCATCAGCCACATTGCTTCGACGTAATCACCAGCGTAACCCCAATCTCTTAATGCTTCTAAATTTCCAAGATATAATTTATCTTGTTTACCATGTTTTATCTTGGCAACAGCTGAACTGATTTTTCTGGTGACAAATTCATATCCTCTTCTAGGAGATTCATGATTATATAGTATACCTGAACAGCAGTACATTTGGTATGATTCCCTGAAATTTATTGTCATCCAATGGCCATATAATTTGGCGATACCATAAGGGCTTCTTGGGTAGAATGGCGTATTTTCGGTCTGAGGTGTTTCTAACACTTTACCAAACATTTCGCTTGAACTAGCTTGGTAAAATCTGATGTCTTTGTCGACTATTTTAATAGCCTCTAACATGTTTGTAACACCCAAGCCAGTCATGTTTGCTGTGGCTGTCGATTGCTCCCAGCTAATATGCACAAATGATTGTGCCGCTAAGTTATAAACTTCATGAGGTCTAACTTTATCGACTATCCTGATAAGAGAGGCTAAATCAACCAAGTCGCCTTGATGTATGTGTAGTCTTGGAAGTATGTGCTCGATCCTGTTAAGAATCGGCAGACTCGTCCGCCTAACTATGCCATGGACTTCGTAACCTTTAGAAAGTAATAGTTCAGCTAGGTATGATCCATCTTGCCCGCTTATTCCAGTTATCAGTGCACGCTTCATACGATCTCCTAAATAAATTATATACAGATCTAAAAGTATTGTAATATGGTCGAGATTTTTTACCAAGGTAAATAATTGATAGGTTGTTAAAAATCCATTAGTTTGGAGTCCTATCGTTTACCGGTTTTAGAAAGGGATATCATGAAGACTTTTGTTTTGGCCTGCGTATTGCTCGGGACTATTGGTGTGTTTGAAGCTGAGGCCGGTTGTGGTCAGCGTTCAAACGGGTCTTGTGGCAATAGCCGTGCTAAGTTATTCGAAGGGCGCACTCGCGGAGGCCTCTCCTGTGGTAAGACTCGCGTTTCTTCTTGTTTTGCGGCTCCAAAGGCTTCTGCCTGCACAGCTTGCGACAAGGCTAACGAGAAAGCCGCTCCTGCTGCGTCTAAGTCTGAAAATAAGTAATTGATTAATTAATCATCGCCAGATTGCGTAGACTATTACTTTCCCTTCAAATATACATTAGAAATTTGGCTACTTATATTGAAAGGAGACAGAAAATGTCTGCGCAACCTGCCAATTCTTCGATTTCGGTGTTTATGAACCTGAGGTCCTATAGGCGGGATCTCAGACATGAGTCTCTGGCTGCTATTTGCAAGAGGCTTCGTCCTCTTGTGATGACCATCCCAGGAGAAGAAATTCTCGTGGGCGTTCTTAACAGAGATACCGGCGTCAAAGACATGAGTTCTTATATGGGCGAAGCACGTTTTAATGCTGGTCGTGGCTTCCCAATTGTAATCGGCACCTTCGGTCAAACTAGCTTCGCTGAAGCTCAGACCAATCTTGCTGATATCAATTTTGCATTCCAAATCGGCTCTGATAAATTCTTGTCCAACACCGCAGCTGGCCTAACTGGCGATCTGTTTGGTGATGCACGAGGCCTAGCATCTGATATAACCACTTAATAATCCTTAATCGGATTATCGAGAATTAAAAGAAGACGGGGAGATCGATAAAATCTCCCCGTCTTCTTATATAAACCATATCCGAATATAAATTAAGCCACAAATATATTATATAACTCAAGGAGACAGACTATGCGCTGGGTCCCATTTACAGCCTTCATAAAAATTGTGCCATCATTAGCGAACGGAAAAAGATTCGAAATTATAAGAAATGCTCAAAAACTATCAGTAGCATTATTCGAAGAAATCCCTAATTATGATGGTGGGAAATTCCAGCTATCGTCGCCTAGTGGCGGACAACAAAACAGCCAAACAAATGGGGCTGCGTTGAGTTCCTTCGCCAACGGCACCGCATATAAACCACAATTTGGGCAATCGCCAGCCCAACTGACAATGTCTGGATTCTATAAATCAGAGGCTAAAAACGCATACACGCAGCCTGAAGTTATGCGATTCTCTGGCAATGAAAAATATTCAGGCATGGGCTCGCATTTAAATGAATTGATGCCAACAGGCACAGTATATTCAGAAGTATCAGACATTCTATCGATTCTTCGAGACGCTTGCGATGCAGCGTTTCCAGCATCAGTTCCTTATAGCGTATTTCGTTTAGAATACAATGGCTTAGTATTTGGGGACAGGGGATTAACCTTCCCTGATTAAATATGGCTATTTTTGGACCAGCAGATCTACCCTCTATATTAAAACTACGTTCTGAACCAATGAAAAAGTATATCCTGACCAAATTAGGATATCCAAATGTAGATGTAGAGATACAAGAAGATCAATTCGAAACGATTTGGAGAGTGGCTGGAGATTTTATAGCTAGCTATTTCCCCAGAGAGCAGAAATTAGCTGTTTTTTGGACCAACCCATTGCAACCAACATACCCTCTTCCAGAAGACGCTTATTGGGTCCAAGAAGTGCATTGGGACCCAGCAACAACCAGAATAAACGATGTATTTGGGGCTGAAAGCTTTTTATTTAATGTCGGGCAGGTGTCCGGCATACAAAATATGCTTTTAGATTACCACCTTCTTCAAGCATATAGAAAATTCTCCCAAAAAATACTTGGCACTGAAGGCCACTGGGAAGTGATTAACGAAAACAATAAATTTACACAAGGTGATTCATTAAGTTCTAAAGATCAAAAAATACGGTTATATCCGACACCAAAAGGCGCTTTCCCAGTGACTGTTCTTTACATCCCTGTCGTCAATAGTTTTAGAAGCCCGCAAGCTAGACAGCTATGCTATGATATGATGCTTGCTGAAGCTAAAACCTCGCTGGGTGCTGCAAGAAGAAAAATCTCAGGATTACCAACACCAGATGGTGGTACAATATCTTATGATGGTGATGCTCTCATGAACGAAGGCATCAAAATGAAAGAAGAGATAATTAAATCTGCTATTGATCTCGGTGAACCATATGGAGTATGGCTATGGTAATAGAACCGATTGAAATTAGCTTCCAATTACAGGTACTACCTGACCATAGCGTCATTATACCTGGCTGTGAACCAACATCGGCAATATCAAGTGCGTCTCTGTCTTATTCTATGGCACTTAATGGATGTGAACAACCGAAAGTACCAATTAAATTAATATTAGATAAAATCCCAGGTAGCTATATAAAGTATGGGTGGAATTTTAACCTTGGCTATAACCAGACTTGGTTGGTGTTTCCTCCTTATTTGGCAGGCTGCCCATGCGATGATAGACCCGATTGGTATAACATGCTGAGATGTATAGCTAGTGAAATAACTGACCCGATTGTAGTTGAAAAAAACTGCGATGTTCTAGAACGCGAATTTTGTAACCCAGAAATAAAACCAGGGCCAAGCGGCGGCGGTGATGCTTATGTGAATCCTCCAGAAGGTCCATCTGCCTTAGGCTATGGTGGTATTTTACCACCGATTCCACCTTGGGCGCGGAAAAAAGTTAATTTCTGTAAATTAGCGGGCATGGACAAGGAAATGAAGATGATGGCTCCGCACGATACTAATATACTGGATTCTATTTTAGGAACTTAAATGGATATTGGAACTATATTAAGGCTGCAAGGCCCAGTACCGACTAATTTAGCTCCAAATAAGTTTTATTCTGGAACCATCTTTTTTTTCGAAGATGACGCTTTCTTGTTTTATGCTGGCGGCAATAACGGCTACAATAGAGCCACATATATAAGCAAAATAAATATTGGCGCCGGAAGCGTAAATGGGTTTAACTTCGATACAAACACGTTAGCCTTGAGCGGCGGCCCAATAACTAGAACTGGCACGATAAAAATAGATCTTATCGAGAATCTGGCTGTGGTGGGGCAGTACGGTTCATCGACCACGATACCAATCATAACCGCTAATTCGCTTGGATTCGTTACTAGAATGAGCGAAGTGCAAAACGATACGGCTGGCGGTACTGTCACGCTCATGGAAATGGATTCAGATGATTTAGAAATATATGGATTACCAACACAATTACCGACATGTCCTCCACCAGCCGTGCCGCCGCCGGTCCAATGTGATGAGTTAACTGAATTAGGATTTTTAGCAACCGACACTAAGCCAGCTGACATCTGCATAAGCCCAGACGATGGTTTTTTATATGTCGCTAATAATGGTAGTATTTCAATCTATAAGCGTATAACAGGAACCGGCTTGCTGCAAGCATTAAGCCCTGTGATTATTTCTGGGATTGGTAATGCTATTATTATAAGCTCCGATGGTAAAAACATATACGTTATTAACGACACAAATAGTATCGACATGTTTTGGCGAAATACCACTAACGGCTTATTGACATCAATCGGATCCATTGCTACTGGCAACACGCCGGTTGATATGTGCATATCTGCTGATGGTAAGAATGTTTATGCTGTAAACCTTCTGGATGACACTATTTCAGTATTTGGGCGTGATGACACGACAGGCTTGCTAACATCATTAGGCGACATCGCTGCTGGCACCGAACCGAATTACATTGCAGTAAGCCCTGATGGCAAGAATGTTTATGTTATCCACCGTGGCTCAGCGTCGCGCACGATATCTATTTATGCACGCAATACTACATCTGGTTTGTTAACTATAACAACGTCTATCGCTACTGGCGTTGCGCGTGGTATCGCGATTAGTCCAAATGGTAAAAATGTATACGTTTCTGATCTCGATAATGTCATAGTTAACTATGGTAGAAACACCACGACAGGTCTTCTGACTAAAAAAGAAACCTTTGCATCTAATGCGCCTTGGGGTATTGTGATTAGCGCTGATGGCACAAGCGCTTATATTAGCAGTATGAATAATAGCATAAGCATTTTTAGACGTAATGTCACCACTGGCTCATTCTCCGCAGTTGGGCAAATAGCAGCTAGGGGTGGTTATAACCTTTGCATTAGCTATGATGGTTTAAATGTTTATGTGCCAAATGTGAATTTAGATTCGATAACAATGTTCTCAAGGAAGAATTGCACGCCACCTAGCACTCCGACACCGACACAGGTAGATCTTAGACGCTATCTTGTTAGAGCGACTCGCGGAGGTACTGCTGAGCAAGCATCAGATGTGGAATATTGGTCGTCTGGTGATGGCTATGGAGGCACCACATGCATGATAGATCTGGTCGCCAATAATATTTATACAACTGGAGCTAATCCAGAATTCGCAGGTCTGCCGCCGTTGCCAGCTTTTAATTCGATTATAAATGCCAAAAAGGTAACGAAATATTCAGCCAAACCATATGATACATATGCTTGGAAAAAACTCGCGACTGGTCACGGCATGGTGGCTGTAGTTAAGACCGATGGCTCTTTATGGGTCGGCGATGAAAGTATATCTAAAGGCACTGGACTTAGGAAGATTACCAGTTTTAAACGTTTAAATAATGGGGTTGTAGTTAATGTCATTCCAGCGCCATCTAATTTTATAGATGTTAGGACCACAAAATGGCCAGATCAAAGCACAACTGATTTTGTCAAGTTAAGAGCTTTCACTTCTGATGGTGCTACATATTCTAGTTCATATGGCTGGAATACTAGCACTGCGCCAGACACTATGACTTTGGAATCCGGACCAGGCGGACTACCAATCACGGAAGTGCCGAATTATTCCTATAATGGCTATACTCATTATTTCGAAACTTATTTAATGACACTAACATCAAGGAGGTGGGTGGCCTACGGCAATAACACTAACGGCCAATGTGGTACAAGCACTATAGTATCACCGATAAGAAATTTCTACATTAAAGATCTTGATAATGCACTGGTAGTATCAGCTGGTCAGTTGCATACAATGGCTATATTACCAGGCGGAATATTAGTTGGCTGCGGAGATAGCATTCAAGGTCAGTTGGGTAATAACTCTAAATTTACAGCTAATTCTAAATTTACCCAAATAGGCACTGATAGAGATTGGAAGTCAGTTTATGCAGGTGATAGTTTTAGCATAGCCATAAAAAATGACGGCACAGCGTATGCGACTGGCTTTAACCCGCCAGGCTTGCCAGTATACAGCAATAAGACATTATTTAATTTCACTCAAATACCAAATATTACTGGTGCAGTGGAAGCGTTTGGCTTTAACGATCCATTTATATTCTGCAGCACTGCACCCCGACGAACTGATTGCTTTGCCGGTTGGAGCCCAAGCCTCAGCACTCTGACAATTCCATTATATAGTGGCGACACTGTTTTATCAAATAATGGAGCGGGCTTTTTCGGCTATGCATCGAGCGGCACGTCGCTATATTCGATCGTTTTAAACAATCTTGGTTCTGGTATTTTCTCTATTGCATTCTTGAACAATGGTCAGTTGACACTTAACAGTAATATATCTGCTACTAATACAAAATTGTTTGCTAATGGCGACATTATTACGATTAACATCCCATCATTAAAAGGTGACACAACAAGTTGGGATACTGTTAATGGCAGATACCTTGTAACTGACACTAGCGATTTGAGATACGTTAAACTATTATGTGCGCCGGCCCCAACGCCTGTGCCTACACCAACACCGACACCACCGACGCCAACTCCAACTTGCTTTGATCGGTGGGGTGGAGAACCGAAAGGCTTTTTCGGTCCGTTTACTTATTCGGAATATAATCCGTTTTATATCTTAGCCCCTAGGAGGCCACCATACATTCCTAGCGATCCAATACCAATGCTGCAGGCACCTTTAGCTGAAAGTACGGTAAATCCAATTAGGCCATATAATGGCGAATTAGTTATTACTAGCAGGCTTTATAATTTATACGCACGTGGGTTAATTTACGATGATGGTCTCAGATTTTTTTGGCTAAACGACAAGAATGGTAAAGTAGAAACTACCCCATTTATTGTGGGAGACCTAGTTACTTTCCGTAATGACGCTAACAATAATGAACGAAACCCGCCAACTAACTGGATAAACACAGAATACCTTATCACTAACATAGAGCTGGGCGTGCATACTATAATTTGCCGCCCCACGCCGACGCCAACACCGGCTCCAACGCTTGAATGCGGTAAATTAACACTAAGGCAGACTGCATCTTTTGGCGGTAATCATCAAGCTATGATAGTTTCTGAGAAATATGAGGTTAAGATTTTATGCACAGCTGATGCTGTTACTAATGCAGTATCTGTTTTTGTTATAAATTCAGATGGATCATTAACCTTTTATAATTCATATTTAGCCGGCCTAAACCCACGTGATATAGTGATGTCATCAAATAATCAATATATCTATGTGATCACACAGAGTGGTTTAGTTACCTTTCTTAGACCAGCAGGAACCTCGCCAGTTATAAATTTAATCGATACTGATACTAGATTTACTTCATTTAATGGAGCAAGGCTTTACATTTCGCCTGATAATTCATTCTTATATATTTCTATCTTAAATGCTATAAAAATAGTTAAACTTAACGGCATACCTGATAAGACTAGCGTAGTATTAACAACACCTATCGCAGGCGAAGTATGTTATATGCTTGGGTCTAGTGATGGAAAGTATCTCTACCATGTTTCTTCAGATGCAAATAAGATATCGGCTTTCATAAGAAATTCTAGCAATGGATCGCTGATCTTAATTAGAGAATTAAATATTGAAGGCACACAACCACGACATGCGACTTTAGCTTTCTCCGAAAAGTTCATATTTATTTCTAGCATTGGTACTAGTCTAATATCAGCTTTCATGAGAGACCCAACTAGCGGAGACATTAATTATGCCTCAACACCAAGCACAAGTATCGGCTTGGCAGGCACGCGAACTAATGGGATACTTGCCACAGCCGATAACTCTTTATATATCGCCGATTTCCAATTCAGCACTTTATATGAATACAAAATAGATCCCGGCACAGGCAATATCACCTCATCGGGACAAACGTTGCCAAATGTGGTTTATGGAAATGACATAAAAATTAATGCTGCTAATAAAACGCTTTACGTCTTAAGCGGCGCTGGTGCTATTGGTGATATAATAGTTTACGACAGAGTATATTGTCCACCGACCCCTACGCCAACACCATTAACACCTTCCCAAACACCAACGCCATTGACATTTCCTTCTTTAGGTGGCAAAAGGTTAGTGGTAAGTTATTCTGCTACTCAAGCGACTACATCTAAACTGTTTACGATCAATGAAATGAATGGTGATAAAATAGCAGAGTCAGTTATTAATCTACCATATAACGCTTTGCGTCGTATCTCAGCATACGACGGTACATTATATGCTTCTGCTGTTCCTTCAAATAGTGCTATTGTTTTAAATAAAGAACAAATTGGTATAATTGATACAAATGGTGTTTTTAGTTCTCTGAATGATACTTCAAGCGCATATGTTTTGTCAGGAAAGTTTTGCATGGTTGGCTACCATTCTTATATAGCTATAATATATAACACTATCTTCCAGGCATCATATTTTGCTTCTAAAACGCAATTCTACGGTGGAGCTACAAAACTAGGCGCCAACTTTAATAATAACCAAGTAATAAACGATTTCACCGTTAGCCCGAGTGGTGAAATATTCTTTGTAAGCCCTAGTTGGGGCAATGATCCAAAGTCGCCAACAGGTCAATTATACGTTTATTATACGAATACATCCATCAATCCAGTCCAGATCGGACTTACCCAATATGGCGGTCTATCATTTATGTGTTGGGCTGGGAGTAGTCTTTCTTTTGATGGCAGGATGAATGACGCTATTTATTATTTAATCGGCCCACAACTACACTACCTAGAAATATTTAGAGATAATAATGGAACTCCAATTTCTGTTAAAGATTACTTTATAGATAGAATGACAGGTTTTGACATCACAGGTGTTGGTATCACAGGTATCACAGTTATATAGAGCAATATATGATCATCAATACCGTATTTAATCTGAAAACAGTTAATTTTGTGTCGCCGCCACAAAAGGATCCAAACAATCCATATTACCAGTTAGATCTTAAATGCTCTGGCGTAAATTCTGGGACATTTGGATCAATCGGTACTGTGCCGATGATAAGAATAAACACAAAAGGATTAGTGACTCTTGCCGGGGCTACAACTGGGATCGTCATACCTCCATTTATAACAGATTTTACGATAAAAGGACAAAACAGCTCATCGAATCCATTATACACAAACCTTGAAAATTATAATCCAAATCAAGATGAAGTCGAAAACATATCCGGATTTATTGGAAATTACGGTAAATCTTTATATTCTTCCAATAACCTTATGTATGACAAAGCATCAGGATCTATCAGTATCGGCGTTAAAAGCAACAGTACAAATGCGGTAAATGAAAATAATGTCGCTATTGGCCAAAGAGCTATGGAAGATGCTTATTCTGCAAAAACCGTAGCTATAGGAAGCTATACAGCATCTAATACTTTATTAAACAATAATACTATATGTGTTGGTTATGGTGCTCCAGTCGTCGGTGGCAATACGCCGATTAATTCTGACAATATAGTTATAGGTAGCGGCCTATTTAATAGCTCTGGCACCAAATCGATATTTATAAATAATAATAAAGTTTTGCAAATCACAGGTAACGCGACAAGCAATTCTATAAGCATAGGTGGTTTCCCACACTTTGGGTCAGTACCAGATTATTCTGGCATCTTAATCGGTCAGACATACGGCTTTGAAGGATTAAGCATTACGCTGCAGCAATCTATATTGATTGGAAACCCGTTTACCGCTGTTAATCAAACAAGGACAAGTTTAACCTATAAAACATCTGTCGCTATCATCCAATCTGGCACGCAATCTTATAACGCCCTCCGAACCATAGGGCTAGAATCATCGGTTTTAATAAGTAACGAGGCGCCGCCGTCAAAATACTACAGAGATCAAATCGACGGTGCTGGTCATGTTATATTAGGAAACGGCGCAGGAATAGTGAAACCAAGCATAGTTAGTACAGATAATCCAACAGATTGTATAGCAATTGGCGTGTATTCTACTGGATCTTCAAAGGGCATTTCAATAGGTTATAAATCTGGGTCTTTTCTACCGCCTCAGAATAACTCTTTACCTGGTGTTGGGACACTTGGAGGCGCATTTACTGGTGGTCCTGGGGCTTCCTTATATGGTGCCGGACCGCCTGACGGGAAGAGTAATCCGTATGGTATTATGGGTAAGATAGTACCCGATAATGAATATGTAACAGGCGATAATATAACTATCTTAGCAGGTGGTCAATCGCACAGCGCAGCCCTTGTAAACCAAGGAAGAATGTATGTATGTGGCCTTAATGATGCTGGACAATTGGGGCTTGGTGACAACACACCAAGATATACGTATACTTTGGTGCCTTGGTCTAACAGCTTTACCTTCGGGATTAAAATAACGCAAATCTGCGCTTATTATAATGGCACATTTGTCATCCTAAACGATGGAAGACTATATGGCAGCGGACAAATAAATCCGACTTCTACCACTTCGAGTTTTACTTTAATAGATTCTGGGCCTTGGACAGTGATATCGGCGGCACGCGATTACGTTACAGGAAAGACAACGTGGGCTGGTATCAAAGGTGGTAAGCTCTATACGATGGGTGATAACACATATGGCCAATTGGGCAATGGTACTACCGGCGGTTCTACTAGCACTTTTGCTATGGTAGGATCTTCTACTTATACTAAGGTAGAATGCGGTAAATCTTTTGTACTAGCAGTGAGAAGCGATAATCGTTTAATAGTGTGGGGAAGAAATAATGTAGGCCAACTCGGCATGGGAAATACTAGCGATTTTAATACTCCACAAATAGTGCCGCTGTTCGTTCGTGCTATCCTTGGCGGTTCTCCGGAGTATGATACTTCTAATATAGTATCAATATCAGCTGGTCATGAATGCATAGTAGTGGTAACTGCTAATGGAAATGCTTATATGACCGGCAAAACCGGCGATGCTTTTATTAGAGGTGTTTTATCGTCGTGGTTTAGTTCATTTTCTTTTACAAAAATGGAAATAAATGCATTCACTACTACACCTCCGTCTCTTCTATTGCCTGTCCAATGCCTAGTCATAAATGCAGTCGATATTTATTTTAAAATGAACAATAGTTCTGTTTGCGCCATAGGCACAGGCGAAGGTGGTACTTTTTTTGCAGGGGATTATCCGCTTAATACATTTACTGGCTTAAACCAACACGATAATCCGGCACGTGCTACAGAATTAAACATGCTCGGAGTAACAAACACACTTGTTAAAGGGTTTACGCCTGGTGCTCATGCTTTAATGCCGACTTTAGGTGGCGCTGGAGCAAATTATAACAGAATATGCTTGGCGGCTGATGGTTTGGTTATTCCTAACTTCTTAATCATCGGTGGTGCGGGGGGGAAGCTTCATGGCAATCCTGATGGTACTGGCGTAGAGTTTATAGCTTACTCCGGCGCAGCATCTGCCCTGCCTAGTACACCATCGGCTTATCTTTCTACTGCCATAAACGGGACAAAATATAAATTGCCACTTTACAACATTTAGGTGAAAAATGGAATTAAGCACAATAATAAGATTAAAAGTGGTGCCGCCAGTTGGTCTAAGGCCAAGTTTATTTCCGTCTGGGGCACTAGTTTATTCTGAACCTGATAATTCACTATATTATGCCGGCGGTGATAATGGCGATACAAGAGCAACATATATCCAATTAGTTAATAACTCATCGTTTGGCGGCACGGTCACCTCGATAGATGTTACGTCTGGTACTTTAGCTGTATCTGGGGCGCCAGTCACTAAATCCGGAACCGTGACGATCGACTTAAAAAATACCGGAGTTGCCCCTGGGACTTATGGTTCTGGCGGCCAAGTGCCCGTCGTAAGCGTCGATAAGTATGGAAGATTGACTAATGTACAATTAGTTCCGATTAACATAGGCGGTACTGTTAAATCTGTCACTATAGAATCTACTACATTAGAGATCGTTGGATCACCAGTTACTACTTCCGGTATTGTCAAAGTAAACCTACCAGCCACAGGTGTATTAGCTGGCTCTTACGGATCAGGATCTAAAATCCCCGTGATAACTGTCGATAGTTTTGGGCGCATTACCAGCGCTGTAAATGTGCCTGTAACAGGGGCAGCTGGAGACATCAGCCACGATTTCACCTTGGTTGGCTCAGGATCTAGTACTGATCCTCTTGGTACCAGTCTTAGATCTCAAATGGTTTTAGATAGTAGCTCGAAGTTACTTGAAAACGGTAACATAGTAATTGGTCCAACAACTGCATACACAAGCTCAGCTAACCAACGAAATATTTGCATCGGAACGAATGCTTTAACTAGTTTAAAAACCTCAGTTACAACGTTTGATAATGTTTCTGTCGGTAATTATTCTCTTTACTCTAGCTTATCTAATACACTTAGAAACGTCGTGATTGGTGTAAATGCTGCCAAATCTGTCACTCAGCCAGCTGATAATGTAATCGTAGGCTATAATGCAATCAGCTTAGCAACCAGCATAACTAATACCGTAGCAATCGGAACAAATGTACAGAATGATAATGCTTACTCTGTCTCCGTACGTAATGTGATCATAGGTAATGATGCCAAGGCTGGCTCGACCGGCAACGTTATAATTGGCGATAGCGCATCGAGCTATTCTCCTTCATTTACAAATGGTGTTGGCGTTGGAGCATCTTGCACAGTCGGTGATCAATCTATAGCTATAGGCGGAAATGCTCAAGCTAATGCAAAATTGTGTACCGGCATAGGATACGGCAGTTATTCGAACACAAATAGTATAGCAATCGGGCACTCTGCGGCGATAGCCGACGATCCGACCGGTGCTGCCGATGGCGGGATAGCTATCGGTGCCGGCGCCACATCAAATACTAATAGCATAGCAATAGGTGCTAAATCAGATTCACAATTTGGCTTTTACACAACAGTTATTGGGACTAACGCCAAATCGACAAATAAATATTGTTTTGTTATGGGAATGAACGCTATATCTGGGGCTGACTATGAGTTTTGTCTAGGTAGTTCATCATATCCAATTGGCAATCCTGATGGCTCTGGAGTCGAATTTTCTGCATCTTCTGGTAGCGCATCGTCGCTTCCAGCCACCCCAGCCGCTTATTTTAGGCTACGATTAAATGGCACTGTATACAAACTACCTCTGTATAATGCATAAGAATGGTATATAAATCGGTGCAAAAATTAAAGTAGACTAAGGATGACTAGAATATGGAAATAAGCACTATAATTCGAATACTTGAAGTACCCACTGGAGGCATAGACCCAAGTGAATTACCATCTGGCTCTTTACTATATGTAGAAAACACTGGAACAGATGGATTGGGTGCACTTTATTATGCTGGCGGCGACAATGGCTATCGAAAGTCGACGTATTTAAAACAAGTAACATCAGTCCCAGGTGGTGGCACAGAGGTCGCAGTATCTGACACTATTATCGGTAGTGGTACAATACTATCACCGCTTAAGTCGTTTATTAATACTACCGATGATTTTACTGGAAATGGTCTATCCTCGACACCACTAGCTTTATCACCGGTTGGTTTAGCCAATTCTGTGGCCGGCATCGTCTCGGCTGGAAATAATATAATAATTAATTATGATAACATTGGCAATAGTATCACCATATCAGCAACTACACCAGGGCTGCTGGATGGCGGCTCAGCTTAAAGGGCAATTATGGCTAATTATTTCACCACTATACAAGTCAGAAGAGACGTTTCTGCTAATTGGTCGGTTAAAAATCCGACTTTAGCGAGCGGCGAATTCGGCTATGAATTAGACACTGTCAGGCTAAAAATCGGTGATGGCGTAACACCATGGAACTTTTTGGATTACTTTGCTGGCAGCGGCGCTGGCGGTGGCGGCGGCAGTGGGACAGTAACTAGCGTCAATGTTACATCAGTAGATTTAGACGTGGCTGGCGCCCCAATTACTGCTGCAGGGACAATCGACCTATCACTTAAGACCACAGGGGTTTTGTCTGGAACATACGGCTCTACCGGCAGCATTCCAATAATCACTGTAGATTCTAAGGGAAGAATCAGCAAAATCGTTACCACTAATCTGGCCAATATATTTCTAACTAACGTAATTCATGATGATACCTTGCTTGGCAGCGGCACACCATCCAGTCCGTTGGGTGTAGATCGAAACATAGATGGTGGAATGGCCCTTTCTGACTTTGGATCAGACGGTGATCTAAGCGGCATTTACGAAGGTTTCCCCGAATTCATGGATGCTGGAGGACCATAAGTTGAAAATCAGAGTACAATTCAGAAGAGCCACATCAAGCGCTTGGACATCTACAAATGTTATATTAGCAGCTGGCGAAGTCGGTTTTGAGACCGACACAAATAAAATAAAATTTGGCGATGGACTGACAGCATGGTCTGAATTATTATATGCCAATTTGTCAAGTGTTGGTAGCGTATATTCGATTACAGCTGGAAAAGGTCTTCTAGGCGGTATTATAACCACAACGGGGACATTGTCGCTTGATAATAACTATGTCGCAACGCTTGAAGATAAGCAGGTCTTATCTAATAAGACATTCGGATCGACTCTAGACTATCTAACTTCTATCTCGACATCAAGCAACACATTAACGTTAGACTTAACTCAAGGGCCTGACTATTATGTTTCATTAAACAGTAACATTACCACTGTCACATTCATAAATAAGCCCGACTATGGTAGATTATCATATTTTACTATGATTATAAGAAACCCAGCTAAATACACTTTAGCTTGGCCATCATCTATACATTGGGAAAACAACACCACACCAGAATTAAGCACTGATGGAAAAGAAGATGTATATTTCTTTATAACCACAGATGGTGGTGCGACTTTTTATGCCTCTGCTCTAGGCATCAAGTACAGTAATCCTAATTTACCAATAACTCAAGTCGCTAAGTTTACCGAGGCAAATGATGTTAAATATGGCACTGCTGTGGCGATGTCAGGTAATGGCGAATATGTAGCTGTTAGTAGTAGTTATTCGAATTCTGTTGGTTCGAAAGTTTACGTCTACAGAATTAGTAATGGTCTTTGGGAACGTCAATCGACTATCATCCCGACATCTCCAACTGCTTTGGCTTTCGGCCAATCATTAGTATTATCTTCTGATGGCGCACTATTAGTGATTGGCGATCCGCTAGACAATGCTGACGGCGCATCAGCTGGCACTTGCTACATATATCAGAGACTCTCAATGGCTTGGAGTCTTTTAACCAAGATCGATATATCTGATCCAGCGGCTGGTAAGATGTATGGTAACACTGTGACTGTAAATGAAGATGCCACAGCAATTGCTGTCGGTTCTCCGAGTTCATTTGGCAGTGGCGTTGCTGGGTCGGTCTACGTTTTTTCCCTAAATCGGCTAACGTTAACTTGGTCTCAGAGCGCTAAGATTTCGCAGCAAGGAAACGTCCAAAATACTTTGTTCGGAAGTTCTATAGATTTTAGCGCAGATGGGCTTTATCTAGCTATCGGCGCGCCATCTTCTAACCAAGCTCATATCTATAACAACGTTAATAATGCTTGGGTGAAGCAGTTTACTCTTTTTCCGACAAATGCTCCAGCTCAATCTAGATTTGGTACTAATGTTAAATTATCTGGAGACGGTAATTTTTGTTTAGTATGTGATCCAACAGGAGGCGTTGGTGGTTATATTATAGCTTATGGTAGGAGCGGAACTAATTGGGTCCAGCTACAATTAATTAATGAGTCAGTGCAGAATATAGGCAATAAATTTGGACAGAGCTTGGCTATTAGCTATGATGGTACAAAATGCGTGGTTGGAGCTGATGGTGTTAATCAGAACACCGGCAGAACATATGCTTTTACTAGAAATGGCTTAGCTTATGACGAAGAAGCGGTGTTTGGGCCATCAGATGTCGCGGGTGGCATTAGATTCGGATACGCTACGAGTATGTCTTCAGACGGCACCACTACTGTGTCTTCAGCAATTGATGCTAATTCTGCATATATATTTATCAAATAAGAGATAATCATGACAATTAGAGCACAGTTCAGAAGAGGCACAGTCGCAGAATGGGATAATATAAATCCGATCTTATTGATAGGTGAAATTGGTTACGCTACTGACGCTAGTAGATTTAAAATCGGCGATGGGATTAAGAATTGGCGCGATTTACCATTCGTTTCCGCCGGTGGTGCTGGTACTTTAACGGCTATAACCGCAGGCAAAGGTTTAATAGGTGGACTGATAACTACGTCAGGCACTATAGCTGTCGATGATTCTGTAATTATGACTCTTGACACGCCACAGACCATATACAATAAAACTCTTAAATCTCCTAGCGAAATAGTTAATCGGATAGCTCATACCGGTGGAGTTTTAAATATAGACGCTAGTTTGGCTAATGATCATTATATATATCTGACTGGAAATATAACAAACATAAATTTTGAGAACATTGACCACATTGGTAAGATGGTATATATTCGATTATTATTCGAATCGACAAGCATTCATTCGATAAATTGGCCGCCGTATGTTATGTGGCCAAATAGCCAACAGCCAATGCTTAGTGGCAGCGGCAGGATAGACATCATTGGTTTAATGACTTTCGACGATGGCGTGAATTTTTTTGGGAAAAAAGAATCTAGTAACTTAAGCGTTTGA